AGGGGTACATTATACCAAGCAAGGGAGGGGTTCAAGGGGAACCGTAGGTTCCCCTGCTTAAATGTCTAGCGAGATTACATTCTTATCCGACTTATTACGACGCCTTGATGACTTCTTTGGCATCATCGTTCCGGTAATATCATTCAAACTACTAATGCTAACCACCGAGTCATCATCGTTGGAAATATCAACCTTCTTCGTCTTCAATCCCGACAAAATATTATCAATATCCATGTTACGAGGTCCAGTCATCTCCGGGCGAACAGACTTGGGCTGTTGCTCCTGCATACCACGTCCCACATCAATATCCGGTCGGTTCTGCATGAACTGATTTCCCGGACGCTCGCTAGGAGGCGGCGCCGCGAAATTACGCGTCTCCATCGGCGCGGGAGGAGGGCGATTCATCGTATTCGGCTTGTTGTTATTCAGTAGTTCACTGGCAAACGCCATGCCCGGCGACGACTGCTTCATAGAATCAACCGTAGCCGTTGTAAACATTCGCATCAGCTCCGGAGACTGACGGATCACATCATTGAACCCCGGGGTAGCAGTGGAAAGCGCTTTGTTACTAAAATGAACTACACTCGCACTGAATCCGAGACGCATCAATAGACTCAGTTCCGGGCTCATCTTACCACCCTTATACTTCTCGTGGAGCTGCTCGAAGATCTCATCGTAACTATCAATGTCCTCGCTAATGGACTCTCCCCACCCGTCAAGCGAGATGCCGAAGGGATCAAACATAGAGTTACCATACTCAATCGTGTTAATCGCAGTAATCATCCAATTGCGCTGCATCTTAACCGCATCGCGCTTGCGCTTATCCTCTAGCGCGCCTTCATACTCATCCTCAATCTCCTCATAACTGGAATCCATCGTAAAACGCGACATATTCTTGATAATACCCTTCTCATGCCATTGCTCCAGATTCTTAAGCATTACACGCTTCTTACGGCGTTTCTCACGCTCATTCAATCCCATACCACCTCCGCCCCCGCCTCCGCCACCAAGAGGAACCTCATTCAATTTAGAGAACCCATCCCAAGTCTTAGTATTACCGATGCTTTCAACCGTCGCGCCTCCAAGTTTAGAATCAGTATCCTCAGAATGCACGTTGATCGGAGGCTCATTTTTACTAAATCCAAAGAACGTCTTAGTCTCCGATGGAGGAGGCGCAGCAGGCATATTCATAGATGATAGTTCATTCAGCTCGTTCTCTAATCGGTCCAGTTCTCCTAAATCAATGTTGGTTGATCCAGATGAGCTCTTGTGTTTATCATTCATAAGAAATTCAATGCCGGAACCAATATTCATGGTTCTCGTCTCTCCGACGCTCATTGAAATTGGATCCAGACTATTCAGGTTCAGATCAATTACCTCCATTTTATTATTACTATACATAAATTATGTTTAAGTTCTACGCGAACGATATTATATTTTTGCGCTTCATCCACTGAATCCCTTGTAGAAAACAGTCGGCCAGATCATCCTTCTTTTTTGTATCTAAAACTCCCTTCCAAGCAGAATACCGATCCATCTCTAAAAACCGATTGCAGTAAAAAATGGCGTCCTTTTTATGTTGTTGGTATTCCGAGTCTAGGTTCTCGTTCTGTTTCTCAAATCCCTTCAATTTACCTATAGATGAAAGAAACTCAATATTGATGTCGTCATTCTGCATAATGAAGTATTGCGCTAACATCCCTTGAATTGACTTCATTCGCGTGGCAATGGGCGATATTTGGTTCTCTACAATTACATGTTTTACGGTCTTGAATGATTCTATCTTACCAAACTCTCTCTTCATATTACGTCCGATACTAACTAAATCCACCGCGCCCGCATTAGTCTTCTTGTTTGTTATCGGTAATAGCGTTTTCTCGGTAAAGAATGCGTTGATCTTACCGACAATCGCGGGTTTCGCATCTGCATCTGCGATCGCAATAAACCGGTTCGCTGCAAACTGTCGTAATTCATCCAACTTGAGTTTCTTTACTGCACCGGGAGAACAGGTTTTGTCTGGTAACAGAAAACTAGACGATTTAGCGTGTGTTTGACAGTAGCATACTCCAGACTTTTCGTATTTGGCTTTTTTCCCACATATAGTCGCAGCGACCTTTTTATTTTTGGGCGCATTCAATACAGTGCATGTTTTGGCATCGGGTTCTCGGTCCATCAGATTACTTATATTCCAATCAATCACTGAACCACTCGCGTCAAATACACAATACGCCATGTTCTTGATACCAATATCAAAACTAATAATACTCATAAATATAGATTGTAAACCTATATTTATCTATTTATATGCTATTTTTGGTATTTCGTTCACGAATAACGTTCGCCTTTGATGTCACATATCTACGGTAGTCCGCGTTTGTTCTGATGTCTTCGCTCCGTAGTAATTTGCTATTATCATCTGTTTCCTCTAAGGGCTTTTGGAAAGGCGTAATGATTGGCTTCAATACTAAAGTATTATCATATTTGGCATATTGACGTTCCATTTTATGTATATATTATATTGATAAAAATTTATTTCTCTAATAACTTGAGTAATTCGGTTTTGGTTAGTTTATGCGCGTTTGTAGAGAGGCCCTGAGAGGAGACAATCTGCTTGAGTTCAGCAACAGTTAGCTTTTTGTAATCAACGCTTGGAATCTCTATCTTATGGATCGTAGGCAGAGGTTCCTCGGCATCCAATTCAATAGCAGCATCATCCGCATCGGACTCGGTTGATTCAATAATTTCAATCTTACTACCAAGCTCCATATTTATAATCTTAACCGACTGCTCGTCATCAACCTTGAGGTCAATCTCCTCTGCCTCATCCTCATCATCATCCTCGTCATCATCATCATCATCATCATCCTCATCCTCATCATCCTCATCATCATCCTCCTCAGCCGTCATATTTTTATACGCGGCGAATGTAGACATCATCGGATCCATACGACCGCATAGACCGCCAACAGATTGCTCTTGAGAAGCGGATTTCATAGCCTTCAGCTCTTTAACTAAATTTTGAACGATGTCAAACATGGTATCACACTTCTGTTCCATAGAACTCAAACGTTGTTTAAAATGATACACAAGAAGAACGATTAAAACAAACGTGATTCCTAAACTCAAGAGGAAGAAAGACTCTATAAAATTAAAGGCACCCATAATTTTTATAATAAATGTATAAAAAAAACGCTTATTACAAACGAATAATATATTATAAATATATAAGCAATGGAAAACGTTCAAGCGAAATACATGACTTTAGAACCAACGCCAATTCAGTCTAGTCCTATCCAGTCTAGTTCTGCAGAATCATTTAGCGGAAAGAACCTTGTAATCATCGTCTTGCTAGTTCTCTTATCGTTATCGTTTTTCGGTGTTAATCTATTGGACTATATTAGCAATGCTATAAAGACGTTCATTGCTATATTTACACCGATTATAACGCCCATATTATCCTTGTTTGGATATACGACAGGAGCGGTGATTAACACTACGGCTGATGTAGCTTCCGATGCCGCGAAAACGGGCATTGATGTGGCCGAGGGCGCAGTGCAGAGCGTAGGAAATCTACTCATATCCGCTAGCAAAGGAGGTGTGGATACCACTGAATTAGATCGCGCATTGAATATCGCTAAACCTAAAACGATAAACGATCCGGACAATGATACTACTGCGAATCCGATCCAGGGTCCGATTTCCAATAATAAAATTGGATGGTGTTTAGTAGGAGAGGTCGCTGACCGGCGCGGGTGCATCATGGTGGATGATGAGGCTAAATGCATGTCAGGTCAAATATTCCCTTCCAAGAAGATGTGCTTGAATCCGACACTCAGTCAAAATACTCAAAACTAAAGTAAATAATTGCATGATGGTATTATATGGAGATACCATCATGGGCGTTCGCCAGCGCAGGCAAGTCATTATCTCAGCCGGAACGAACAATCGTTCCGATACCAGTACCAGTACCAGTACCAGTACCAGTATCAGTTTATGTAACAAAAATAAAAACTCCGGAACCAGCTATATATACATTTTACGATGATATTTTAGACACCATTAATGATATGATACCTAAACAAAGCTTACTAATGAGCTTGCTTTTAGAATTATACATCTGAAATATAATAGGGTACTCTTGGTGAAAGAGACGTTGAATCTGGAGAACTGAACGTACAGTTCACAAGTGAATCTGTAGTAGACGTAGATACATTCATATATACTCGTGTATTAAAACTACTATAAGTCCCTGTTCTTGATGACGTTAGCTTAAACTTCAGTTTTATTTTATATACATATCCATTCCTAGTTGGAAGGGTAAGATTCGCAATATTCAAATTACCAATATATTTCACGCCACTAAATTGCTTGGAAATGGAAGAGCTTGGATCTGTAACAACATAGCTAACTGTCTTGGATTTTAATTCGTTCAATGTTGTTATAACAGGCGCAATCGGAGAAGTCAACAAATAATTAGCATCATTGTAATATACTGATACCTCAATACTATTAATGTTTACATTACCAATAATACTTGCGCCAGATGCAATACCATCAACGTATATTCCTATAGGACTATTGATTGTAAATGTAGTACTGGATGTTTCAATCTTAGTTATCGCTAGATCCAAGAGAACAGTTTCTATAGAATCATAAGACACGATATCATCCTTTGTACTATCAATCCACTTGCTATTATCTTCTGTGTTTATTAGACCTAATGAAGCAGTATTCTGTGCGTAATTATATAATGGAACAGTAGGCACATATTGGAGCGTAACGACCGGTCCAGGCACGTCAGACGATGAAGATAGCGATGGAATATATAAGTCGTTAGCACAGTTACTTATATTAGTATTTACATTTGTATACATAAAAGTAGCAACGGCAATAGTTTGCGAAAGATTTACTGTATAGGTTCCAGTTTTACCTGTTGTTTGCGATTGTTCGGTAATGACTGTTCCGGATCTAACTCCATTCCCGCTTACAGATTGACCTACAGTGATTATTCCAGAACTAACCGAAGAGACAGTCAATGTAGTTCCAGAAATTGTTCCTATAAATGACGTTCCTACATTGATATTTCGCCCGATTGCGTTTTTAAACTTATTTGCCCTGGTTGGTTTATTGGTCTGGGTTGAATTTTTATTGTATTGCAATATTTCCGCTTTGCGGCGCATATCAAGCTGCGACGGCGTAAAATTTGTATTTAAATATGGATTTGTGACGCCCTCAAACCTAACTGGCGGCATCATCATCTGAAGAAATGCTGTGCGCTGCTGAAGTGTTTCGCATGTATTATCTGCCATAATATAATAAGGTGTTATATTATATTATATTATGCTTGCGGCTGAAACCATATATTGGATAAGTAATCAAACTTTGTGTCGCGTTGATTGTCCGCGGATGTCATATTTGGTCCGGCCATGGTAATATTATTGATCTGGAAGACGTTCAATGCTACATTAAAATAGCGAAGATCGGACATTTGTCCGTTGAAACGGCCGATAACTATGTCGCCATAATTTTGTTTCGGTACGTTTGTAAATACATAACGTTTTGCGACGGTTCCGTTCACATAAACGTCCATGATTTTATTTTGCATGCGAATAGCAATATTGAACCAGCGATTGAGTGGTATATTAACAATAGGTATCTTATCGCTTTCTCCAACTACAGAGTCCATTTGTATTTCAATAGTTCCAGAGTCATTCATTCCTTTTGTCAATGAAATCATAGGACCTTTTTGACGTACGCCGTCGCCCTTGCTAAATATAGTTGCTGATCCAGATGCAGGCAGTTCATTTATATTCAACCAAACACTCCACGTAAATTCAATTCCCTTGGAAGCATTATTAGACCGGTATATCGTGACAGAATTGGAATTTTTAGGATCCTGAGGGATACGTACTTGGGTATTGCCATTTATCAAACCCTTTACTACGTACGGCGACATGTTTGGGCGTAAGAAGTAACTAATTATATAGACACCTAAATTCATCAACATTACAAATACAATTAAAACTAATATCAAAAATACGAACTTGGATATAATACTATTTGAATTCACGAATTCACTACTAGCCGAACCTAAATCCGCATTAGACGTTAAACCGGATAGTCCAGATGTTATACTATTACTAGCGCTGGAAATCGCGTCTGAAACGCCAGATTGTATGTTGGAAGCCTGTTCCATTAATGGTTTATTCACGTCCATCTATATATTTATATCTGATATAAAGTTACCACAGAGAGAATGAATTCGCGACAACATTATCCTTAATTAACGAAAGATTCACATTATAGCGACTTGCTAAATTACTAAGTCCTTTCTTAGATCCACTTCCCTCCATATATAAACTCCAAGCGGTTTGAGGATCCGACGGCGAAAGCACACGGCTAAATTTCGTCATGTATGTACCTGGGAGAACTCCAAATGTAATAGGAGATGTTGCGTCTGGCATGTGACGATTGATATCCGATACATCTATGACAGACTTAACTAACTTTCCATCTAAATACATGTCAATCGTGGAATTGTCAACGCTTATGGTAATTAAAACCCACTTCTGCAATGGGAAATTGTTTGTGATTTGGTATGTTGTTGTTGTATTCTTGCGTTTTAACTTCAGAGTCAAAGTGGATGTAGCACCGTTAATAAATACCCCAAGATCTTCGGCACGATTAAAGATTGCTACGTCCGAAGCTCCGGAGACTGGCTTATCCATATAGACCCAAACATTATACGCGTATCTAGTCGCATCAGGTCTAGTAAGACTACTGGCGCTAATATCAGCGGTCTTGTCCTTCATGTCAACCTCCTTAGACATGGTTGTCGTAGTAGAAACGGCGGTTGATATCATATACGCAATCACCACGATTAGTATAGTTGCAAGGAGAATAATAATGTAATCCATAGTTATATATAAAATCACATTATTTTATTTACGGGTGGATTTTTATTATATAGCAAATTATAGTTTTGCATTATCTGCGTGTTTGTGAGTGGAGCATTGTAATATTTCACATTAGAAACTGCACCATATAACCCATTTGTGCTGCCTATAGTAATCATAGTCCTAGATGAATTTGGTAATAAATTGCGATTACTATTCGCAAAGGTTCTCTCTAAATTTCCATTTACGAATATATCTACAGATCCATTTTCATTGAAGTTCAAAACAATATTATTCCATTTTTGAGTAGGCAGGCTTATGTCATATGGTTTCTGTCCCATAACGGTAAATCTATACTTATCTTTGCTCGGGTCTGTTTTTGACTTAATATACTCAATTTTCGGATAAGAATAACCGTATGTAAAAATATTAGCTTTCGCACCTGTAGTATTTTGTTGGTTTAAATACATCCACATAGATATGGAATAATTTGCTCGTTTTGCCAATTTATCACCATTATCCTCGGTTTTTAATGTCTTTATAACAGGTATATCTAAGAATACAGGTTCATTTATAATTTGTATACTATCATCAACGAGTTTTGACTCAAAAATCTTAGGCAACGCGACATATACAGCTATTAATAATAATTCTATGGCTAATATTATGAATGTTACACTGGATGTCAAATCGTATTGTTGCTTAAAATATTTGACAAAATCCTCAAATAGACAGGGTATATAAACAATCAAGTTCAATACGAAACCAAGCCAATCTGTAGAATTATTTAAATATCGCCCTATTACGTTATTTGCGAATGATAATCCAACAATTACAATTGATATAGCTAGACTTATTTCAACTATGTTAATGGCAATTCGTGTTGTTGGATCGCGAGAAGCGCGATCAAATATTTCAGATCGTTTTATATAATTTTGATATAACTCAAATATAATACCACCAAGTATGAATATCGCTATAGCGCCTATAGCAGCGCCTCTTATAAATATACTGGATTTATCTGTAACTAATTTAAAAAGCGATATGGCTACAATACACATTATAATGGAAATTACAGCCGCATATGATTGTGTTTCTGATATACCGACATCAGATGATGTGTAGGACAAACTCACTATCATAACTACTAATAAAACTACCAATATCGCTTGACTGCTATTAATATCATATTTTGTAAGAATCCCTGACAAAAATGAAGGTTCTGACATATTTTACCTAAACGTCTATATATTACTATTATAAATTTTCAATGGCAGTTTTCTTACCGTGACAATCTCTGCATAGAGCGATGAGATTATTCACATGGTTACTTCCGCCATTTTCCAGGCGAATTGTGTGATCTACCTCAAACCACGCTGGTAATTGTTTCTGGCAATCGCCACAATGCCAATTTTGTCGCGCCGCCACAAACTTCTTTTTGGTCTCGCTAACTGATCGTTTTGTAGCCGTCTTTACACCATCAACTGGACCATCGCCGCCTGAATTCAATATGCGATTCTCATATTGATGGGTACGCGGACCATTGAAATCCTGCCTTGCAGTGAAATCCAATATGGGAGAAATCATATTACTAGTACTTTTATCTATTGGTAAATATTTCAGATACTCATTTGACGCCACTAACATTGTATGCGCTTTTTCGGGACTTTTTCTCATCAACCAACATAACATGTATCCTGCGAATGCAACACCGATCATCTGGTAGTACTTCTTCCATGATAGCGCGAGCTTTACGTACTTTCCGTCAGTGTGTATATTGGCTATTATAAATATGGTGATAAGGAATATAACGATCTCGAATCGCATTTATATATATAATAGATATCTAAGATTCCTTTGCTAGCAAATATATTAAAAATATACAGGTTAAGGTTAATGATGCGTGTATGTAATGTTTTCTTAGATTTAACGTTTCGCTTAATATGAATGGTTTGTTCTTATAATATGATTTATATAGATCAATGGACTTCAAAAACGATACTTCTTCTTTTCCGAGCGATACATTAACCTTATTATGTATAAAATGTACCCATCGTATGAACGACTCGCGTGAATCCAGATATGGCGTTACTGGATATTTATCCAACAAACTGCTAAATTTATTACCTATGTCGGATACGGGTATAAAGATAGGCATGTTCTGTATTAAATCATAATATTTGCGTTTTGTAACTGCGTTCGGTGATTCTGGATAAGAGTGCGCGATAGTGTGTAGAAAGAACCAATAATGCGGTCCCCATACATCTGGATCAAAATTCATGTATGTCAAAGTATATAGAACATTGGTATTATATATATGCAGATTGAATGAATAAAAATACAAATTGTAATAATTGTGGTAAACCGGGACACCTATTCAGTAATTGTAAAATGCCAATTACTAGCTCGGGTGTTATTGCGTTCCGAAAAACAAAGGGTGGTAGTTCCTATGAATACCTATTGATTAGGAGAAAGGAAACTCTTGGATATATTGACTTCATGCGTGGCAAATATTCTGTCAATAACAAGGAATACATAATGAACATGATGAAACAAATGACGAATATTGAGAAAGAACGACTATTATCTTTGGAGTTTGGGGAGCTATGGAAAGATATATGGGGAGAAGGATTTTGTAATAGTCGTTATAAATTAGAGGAGAGTGTATCGCGGGATAAGCATAGTTCGTTAGTTTCCGGAATAACACTAAAGAATGATTATTACACACTTAGTACTATTATTGAGGAGTCGCGAAAATATGGCGAGTGGGTCGAGCCGGAATGGGGATTTCCGAAAGGGCGACGTAATAATAACGAATCCGACTATGATTGTGCGATCCGTGAGTTTTGCGAGGAAACCGGATACTTAGATACGGCAATAAAACCAATTCATAATGTGATTCCATTTGAAGAGATTTTTACCGGGTCTAATTATTTATCATATAAACACAAGTATTTTTTAGTATATATGGAGCATATCGACACGCTGAATATGGATAATTACCAGCGATCGGAGGTATCTAAGATGAGTTGGTCCCGTATTTCAGATTGCCTAGTAAAGATACGCGATTACAATTTAGAAAAAAAGCGAATCATAACAAACGTGGATGCGTGTTTAAAACAATTCGCCGTTTATCAATTATGATATAAACGACATATTTATATATTCATTATATATATATGCCTCCTAAGAATAAAACACAAAAACATAAAACATGTCCGCCGGAAATATGTCCGACGGGAGAATGTCCTAGAAACATGCGATGGAATGTAAAAACGCAAAAATGCCTTGTGAAACCGTATGAATATTGGGGAGTCAAAAAGGATATAGATAATGGAATCAGAAAAATACCCGAAGATGTGAGAGATATGGTTGGTGAAGAAATTTACAAAACAAAATATGAAGATGAAGCAATTAAGCGAGGTGAAAAAATTGTATTGGTAAAAGTTCCCAAAAACGCCCAACCCGCGGCAATTAAGAATCCGCCGCCACCACCCCCTGTACCTATAGCGGAACCAGTTGAAGATAAAGGTCCTGTTGTTGTTCGCAAACCATTCAAGGTATCTATTTCCAAGAAGTCTCCAATTGTTGTTCGTACAGAGGTGCCGAAGGCATTAGAAGAATTCTCATCATCTGAAGAGGAAGAACAAGCTGAACTTGAATCACCCGAAAAAGAAAAACAAGGTGAAATTGAGTCGTCCTCGTCCGAAGAGGAAAAAGAAGGTGAAAATGAATCATCCTCGTCCTCGTCCGAAGAGGAAAAACAAGGTGAAATGGAGTCATCCTCATCGTCCGAAGAAGACGAAGACGCTGAACCACGATATGAAGAAAATAACGAACACAGTTACTTATACCCACATTTAGATGACCCCGATTTCGCTCTAAAAATAGCTAATCGCAAGGAGTTCAATGATTATCAATATGATGATAGCCTAAAAATAGCAGATCGTAATAATGGCGAGGGGTCAGTTGGTTCTATAGAAGATATTGAAAAACAAGCATCCAAGTTATGCAGCGCGGACTTTGAACTCATGCCACACCAAACATTCGTCAAAAACTTCATGTCCCTACAGACGCCATACAATAGTTTATTGTTATATCATGGATTAGGTACTGGAAAAACGTGTTCCGCGATCGGGGTATCCGAAGAAATGCGTGGATACATGAAACAGATCGGATTAAAGAAATCCATAATGATTATTGCGTCACCAAACGTCCAAGACAACTTCATATTACAGTTATTTGATGAACGCAAATTAAAACTGGAGGATGGCATATGGACTTTAAATACATGCGTCGGCAATTCCTTATTGAAAGAAATCAACCCAACAGACACCAAAGGAACCGAGAGCGACCGAGAGAACATAATAAGTCAAGTCAAATCAATTATACGTCAATATTATGTATTTATGGGATATACCCAGTTTGCGAACTTCATAAATGAATCTATTGAAATAAAGGGCGATATAGATTATTCCGATGAGGACAGAGAACGCATCAAGAGACAACGCATTAAGAATATATTCAATAGTCGCTTAGTAATCATAGATGAGGTCCATAACATACGTACTACGAAAATAGATGGTACTCGCAAACCAGCTGATTTACTTATGGAAGTAGCCAGAAACACGGATAGCATGAAACTCTTATTATTGTCTGCTACGCCCATGTATAACACGTATGAGGAGATCATATGGCTAACGAATTTAATGAATCTCAATGATAAACGCAAAGCTGTTAAAACGTCGGATATCTTCAGTTCGGATGGTAAATTCATTCCCGGCAAAGGAGAAGAGCTGCTTCGCAAGAAATTAAATGGATATGTATCCTATGTGAAAGGAGAGAACCCATACACATTCCCATTCCGTATTTATCCGGAAAAGGATGATTCGGTTGCGTACCCTACAATCCAGATGAATCAGAAACCAATTGAATTAGATAAGACGCTACAGTACATTCGCTTGTTTACAAATGGCATCGGTGAATATCAAGAAAAGGTATACAGGATGTGTATTGAGAACCTACATAAACGCGGAGAAGACGAAGATAAGGCATTTGAAGAAAAGGAGTCGTTTGGATATTCGCTTTTACAAAAGCCTCTGGAAGCATTAAACATAGTATATCCGTCAGAGGAATATGATCCAACCGCCGAATATACTGTTGAAGAGGAAACTAGTCTTATCCAGAACATGATCGGTAAGACGGGATTAGCAAATGTGATGCAAGATTTTGAGTATAAGTCTGACAAATATGGCCGTATTTTCAGTCCAGCGGAACTACCAAAATACAGTGCGAAAATCGCGAAATTCTGCGAGATTGTAAAGAAATCAGAGGGTATTATTCTGATATATACGCAATATATTGATGGTGGAGCGGTGCCGATCGCACTTGCACTGGAAGAAATGGGATTCGCGCGTTATAGTTCAGACAAGAGTGTTAAATCGCTATTCAAAACTCCGCCAGTTCCGCCGCTCGGATATAAGCCAGAAGGATCGCAGGCAAGATACGTGATGATTACTGGCGATGCGAAATACTCACCGAACAATAATGAAGACATCAAATATCTGAATAGTGACGAGAACATGGATGGCAAACTCGTAAAAGTGGTGATAATTTCTCGCGCAGCGGGAGAGGGAATTGATTTCAAGAATATCCGACAAGTGCACGTATTGGAACCCTGGTATAATATGAATCGTATAGAGCAGATCATTGGTCGCGGAGTGCGTAATCTGAGTCATTGCAAGTTGGAGTTTGCGAAACGTAATGTGGAAATATTCTTACACGCAACTCTCTTAGGTACAACGGAAGAATCCGCGGATATGTACGTGTATCGTTTGGCAGAACAAAAAGCCATAGCGATTGGGCGGGTTACTCGGGTTCTCAAAGAGGTGGCTGTAGATTGCCTACTGAATATCAGCCAGACTAATTTTACAACCACCATGTTACAGAAGATTATCCAGAATGTAACGGTAACATTATCCTTGAGTAGTGGCGGAACTAAAGATTATGAAATCGGCGATAAACCGAGAACGGAAATATGCGATTATATGGATAATTGTGAAATCAAATGTTACCCGAATAGTAACCCGCCCACTGGCGACCAGATAAAACGCGATACATATGGCATTGAATTCGTTGAGGGTAACAACACCCGAATCATACAACGCATTCGCAATTTGTTTAAAGAGCGCCATTTTTACACAACCGACGAGATTATAGAGGGAATAAATAAGGTTAAAAAATACCCAAAAGAACAAATCTATTCGTCGATTACTCGGATGATTGATAATTCTAATGAATATGTCGTAGACAAATATGGACGGTTAGGACACATAGTGAATAACAACGACACCTATTTATTCCAACCGGTAGAGATCACTGACATAACTGCATCTGTATATGAAAGAATTACGCCAGTTGATTTCAAACACGCCAACATTTCCATTCAATTACAGAAGCGAAAACGTGCAATGGGTAATCAGAATAACTACATACAAATAGTGAAGAATATTACGGACCTTTTTACTACCGCGTTCTCTTCCGATGATTCCAATGACAACTGGTACTCTGCGTTCACTGCGGTGCGAAAACATGTGATTTCGGAATACGCGTTTACAGAAGCACAGCTCAAGAAGCATTTGATATATCATATGATTGATAATATGCTTACTTCTGACAAGATTATAATATTAAACGCCTTGTATAGCGATAGTGCAGTCGGTTCTGAAACCGAAGTTGAAAAACTTATCCGACAGTATTTTGATGCGAACATAATAACAGCCGACAATGGTGATATGGGGATTAGTTTAACAACTGATAACAAGTCAA